CTTACAAGATAAACTTAAAAAAATTAAAGATGTAAAAGAATTAGGACCAAAAAATGTCACTAATGCTTTATTTGTAGGATCAACAACGGAACTACAAAAGATGATAAAGAAAAACAAAGATAAAAAATAATGTCAAAATTAGATCAGTATTTAGGAAATCCTAATCTAAAGAAAGCACACACAAAATCACGATTTACACCTAAACAAGTAGATGAGGTGATGAAGTGTCTTGATAATCCTAGATACTTTATAGAAAATTACTTAAAGATTGTCACAATTGATAAAGGTCTTATACCTTTTCAAATGTATGACTTTCAGCGGAAGATGGTAGATACTTTTCACGACAATAGGTTTACAATTTGCAAATTGCCTAGACAAAGTGGAAAGTCAACTATCATTATATCCTACCTCTTACATTATGTTTTATTTAACGATAATGTGAATGTTGCAATACTAGCCAACAAATCTTCTACGGCAAGGGATTTATTAGGGCGATTGCAATTGGCTTACGAGCACTTGCCGAAATGGATGCAACAAGGCGTTCTTAATTGGAACAAAGGTTCCCTAGAATTAGAAAACGGAAGTAGAATCGTAGCGGCGAGTACATCTTCTAGTGCTGTTCGGGGAAGTACCTTTAACATTATTTTCCTAGACGAGTTCGCCTATGTACCTAATAACATTGCCGAAGAATTTTTTAGTTCAGTTTATCCTACAATATCTTCTGGAGAGTCATCAAAGGTGATGATAGTATCTACACCTCACGGAATGAATATGTTTTATAAGTTGTGGATGGACGCAAATAATAAAAGAAATGATTATGTACCTATTGAAGTACATTGGTCAGAAGTACCAGGTCGTGATGAAGAATGGAAGAAACAAACAATAAGAAACACTAGTGAGGCACAGTTTCAAACCGAGTTTGAGTGTGAGTTTTTAGGAAGTATTGATACACTTATTAATCCTAGTAAACTTAAAACTATGGCAGTTATAGACCCACAAAGAAGTCCTGGCGGACTTGATGTTTATGAAATGCCTAAAAAAGGTCATACTTATGTTGTGACTGTTGATGTTGCAAGAGGAGTTAATAATGACTATTCTGCTTTTATAGTAGTTGACGCAACAAAGGCACCTTATAGAATAGTTGCAAAATATAGAAATCACGATATCAAACCTATTGTATTTCCTAACATATTAAAAAAAGTAGGAGAACATTATAACAAAGCATATGTGTTAATAGAGATAAACGATCTAGGACAACAAGTAGCAGACGCAATGCAATTTGAGCTTGAGTATGATAATATGATGATGGTCACACAAAGAGGAAGAGCAGGTCAAGTATTAGGTGGAGGCTTTAGTGGTCGTGGTAATCAATTAGGTTTAAGAATGACAAAGGGTACAAAAAAAATCGGAACTTCAAATCTGAAAAGTCTGATAGAATCTGATAAACTAATAATTCAAGATTTTGATATAATTGCGGAACTCTCTACTTTTATTGCTCGTGGAAAATCTTTTGAAGCAGAGCAGGGTGCAAATGATGATTTAGTAATGTGTTTAGTTGTCTTTTCTTGGATGGCAAATCAAAGATATTTCAAAGAATTGACGAATGTTGATGTACGAGGTCAAATGTTTACTGAACAACAAAACGCAATTGAGGCAGATATGGCGCCTTTTGGGTTTATAGATGACGGTTTAAACGATCCAGAAGGTAATGATAACTCGTTTTTTGATGACGCAGGTGTAAGATGGTCTCCTGTGACATACCGAAAGGGTGAGTAGTAAAGAAACGGATTATAATAAATATCTACAAAGGGTTATAACTAATAAAGTAAATACTTAATATATTAAGGAGAAAAAATATGGCTTTTCAAGTATCACCAGGTGTTTTGGTAACTGAAAAGGACTTAACGAATATCGTACCAGCAGTATCAACTACTTCTGGAGGTATTGTTATTACAGCAGAAAAAGGACCAGTAGATGAAATTACAACAATTTCTTCTGAAAATGAATTAGTTGACATATTTGGAAAACCAAATTCATCTAACTTTGAGGAATTCTTTACGGCTGCAAACTTTTTAGGCTACGGAAACAATCTGAAGGTAGTAAGACCAATCACTGGTATGGTTAATGCTTGTGTATCTGGAACTGCTATCATAATAAAAAATACAACTGACTACCTAGACAATTACGGTGCGGCTGCTAGTTTTGCTGCTAATGTTGGTGCTTACGCTGCTAGAGAACCAGGAACATTAGGAAATAATTTAAAAGTTTCTGTTTGTTCTAACTCTACTGCTTTCGGACCACACTCACAAAGTGGTACATTAGTAAACGATAACGCTGCTGCTATTGGAGACACAACAATTACTGTTGATGATGGTAGTTTAATGCAAGTTGGTGACATATTAGAATTTGGAGACACAAGTAATGTGCCTTCAACTTCAGGTGCACCTTCTGGATTCTTTTACAAAGTAACAGGAATCTCAACTCATGTACTAACAATCGCAAGATTCAACCCTGCAACTGGTAAAACAGAAACAGGTGGATTAAGACACGCTGTTGAAGACAATGCTAAACTTTTAAGACATTGGGAATATTATTTCAACTTTGATGGACCGCCAACTACAACAGATGATGTATCTGCTGCTGGTGGATCATTAGACGAAATGCATATTGTAGTAATAGACGAAGATGGTGGAATCACAGGAACTGCAGGAGAAATCCTAGAAACTTTTGCTGGTGTTTCACAAGCTTCAGACGCTAAAGACGCTCAAGGTAATTCAAACTATGCACCAGATGTGATTTATAGAGATAGTAAATATGTTTACTATATGGATCACGAAGCTACACTTGCAAATGCTGGTTCAGCAAAAACAGGTCAAACTTTTGACAATGCTCAAGGTGACGCTTTTGTTGTGAAGACTTACTCATTAGCAAGTGGAACAGACGATTACGCTGCTACTAACGCTGAGATTGCTACTGCATATGAAAAATTTAATGACGCAGAAAATGTGGACATTAGTTTACTATTATGTGGACCTTCTCAAACAGGTGCTGACGCAACTGGAGACACAAAAGCAACTGCCGTTATGGATATCGCAAACGACAGAAAAGATTGTGTTGCCTTTATATCACCTGCAAGAGCAGATGTGGTTGGCGTTGCAAATGCAGTCACACAAACTCAAAATGTAGTAGGATTTGCTGATGGTTTACCATCAACAAGTTATTCTGTAATTGATAGTGGTTACAAATATATGTACGACAAATACAATGATGTTTACAGATTTGTACCATTAAATGGTGACACTGCTGGTCTATGTGCTAGAACTGACAGCGTTGCAGACGCATGGTTTTCACCAGGCGGATTCAATAGAGGTCAAGTTAGAGGTGCAGTTAAATTAGCTTTCAATCCAAACCAAACTCAAAGAGATGAAATATACAAAGCAAGAGTAAATCCTGTTGTATCATTTCCTGGACAAGGTACGGTATTGTTTGGAGATAAAACTGCTCAATCTAAACCTAGTGCTTTTGACAGAATAAATGTTAGAAGACTGTTTATCGTATTAGAGAAGGCAATATCTACTGCTGCTAAATTCCAATTGTTTGAATTCAATGATGAATTTACAAGAGCGCAATTTAGAAATCTAGTAGAACCTTTTTTAAGAGATGTACAAGGTAGAAGAGGTCTTACTGACTTTTCAGTAGTATGTGACGACACTAACAACACAGGCGATGTTATAGATAGAAACGAATTTAGAGCAGACATTTTTGTTAAACCTAATCGTTCTATCAATTTCATTCAACTTAACTTTGTGGCTACAAGATCAGGCGTTGCCTTTTCTGAAGTCGCAGGATCTTAATAGGGAGGAGATAAAATAAAATGCCAAATATTAATGAATTCAAATCTCGTTTAAGAGGCGGCGGAGCTCGTGCTAATCAGTTTAAGGTAACTTTACCTTTTCCTGGATATGCTGCTGTAGGTGGTGAAACATCTGATCTTGCTTTCTTATGTAAAGCAACTGGTATACCTGGTCAAACACTAGGTAACATTGCTGTTGACTTTAGAGGCAGAAAACTTAATATCGCTGGTGACAGAACTTTTGAAAACTGGACTATCACGGTATTAAACGATACTGACTTTAAATTATACAGAGCGTTTGAAAGATGGATGAATGGTATCAACAATATGACTGACAACGAAGGTATCGCAAATCCTGCTGATTACCAAGTTGATGGTTTTGTTGACCAGTTAGATAGAAATGGTAACACATTAAAATCTTACACTTATAGAGGACTGTTTCCGATCGCTTTAGATAGTATTGCTTTGAATTACGGAACTAATGACGCTGTAGAAGAATTTGGTGTCACTTTCTCAATTCAATACTTTGAAACAGATACGACTACTTAATAAAATAAAAGTTAAAAGGAAAATTATAATATGGTTAAACTACTTGGTTTCCAAATAACAAGAGCCGAAGATGATCTGGAGAAGCCAGCAAGTGCTAAACAAGCATTTACTATACCTTCTCCAGATGACGGTACAACAACTATATCTGCTGGTGGTTATTTTGGTCAGTATCTGGATATGGAGGTCACTGCCAAAAATGACTTTGAATTAATCAAAAGATATAGAGAAGTTGCTCAACATCCTGAATGTGATATGGCTGTTGAAGATATCATCAATGAGGTTATTATTTCTAATGAGAGGGACGCTGCTGTTTCTTTATCTTTAGATAAACTTGCTATTTCGGAAAATATTAAAACAAAAATTAGAGCAGAGTTTGATGAGGTCTTACGACTATTAAACTTTGAAGAAAAAGGTCACGATATATTTAAAAGATGGTATGTTGATGGAAGAATTTATTTCCATAAAGTAATTGACCCAACTAGTCCTAGAAAAGGGATTACAGAATTAAGATATATTGATCCACGAAAAATGAAAAAGGTTCGTGAGATTACTAAAAAAAGAGACCTTAAAGGTAAAGGAATTGAAGTTGTAGAACAAACTGCCGAATGGTTTGTGTACAATGAAAAAGGAATGTCTTCTGGTACATCTAATACAGGTGTTAAGATTGCTTCTGACTCAATTACTTTTGTTACCTCTGGCGTTGTTGACCAAACCAGAAATATGGTTATGAGTCACTTGCATAAAGCAATTAAACCAGTCAATCAATTAAGAATGATTGAGGACGCTGTTGTTATATACAGAATTGTAAGAGCGCCTGAAAGAAGAATATTTTATGTTGATGTAGGTAATTTACCTAAAGCAAAAGCAGAATCTTATTTGCGTGATGTAATGTCAAGATACAGAAACAAACTTGTATATGACGCTTCAACTGGTGAGATTAGGGATGACAGAAAACATATGTCAATGCTTGAAGACTTTTGGTTACCTCGTAGAGAAGGTGCAAAAGGAACTGAAGTATCTACACTTGCAGGTGGACAAAACCTTGGTGAGATTACCGATGTTCAATACTTTCAAAAGAAATTATATAAGTCTTTGAATGTGCCAATTTCAAGAATGGAATCTGAAGCAGGTTTTAATCTTGGTAAGGCTGCTGAAATTACAAGGGATGAATTAAAGTTTACTAAATTTGTTCAAAGATTAAGAAAAAGATTTACACAGGTCTTTAGTGATATACTTAAAACACAATTAGTTTTAAAAGGTATTGTCACAATTGAAGATTGGGTAAAAATAAGACCTCATATTCAATATGACTACTTAAAAGATGGATACTTTGCTGAGTTAAAAGAGTCAGAAATTTTAAGAGAAAGATTAAGTCTTGCTCAAGAAGTTAGTCAATATGTTGGAAAATACTATTCTGTTGAATATGTAAGAAAAAATGTGTTAAGACAAAGTGACGAAGATATAATTGAAATTGACAGTCAAATTGCGAAAGAAATAAAACAAGGTATTATCGCTTCTCCTGAAGGACAAGACATGACAGGAGATACTGATTCACCAGATGATAATGCTGATATAAATATAGGAGATGAATAATTATGCCAAATGATAATGTAAAAGATATGATAAACTCACTAGCAGGTGGGGATAATGTGAAGGCTCAAGACGCATTTAAAAATGCTTTGTCTGATAAAATTGGACAAGCACTTGATGATAAAAGACAAACAGTTGCTACAGACTGGTTAAATGCTGGTACTGAATTACAAGCAACTAAAGACGCTGCTGGATTAGATAATGCTAGTGGTGTGGTTACACCAGGACAAGAAGTTGCTACAGAACCAACATCTGATCCTGTTGAAATAGATCAAGGTGGAGAACAAAATGCAGAACCTGTCGTTCCAGAAGTTTAAAAAACATCTGGTAGAAGCAAAGGACGATAGTCCTAAAGAAACTGCTGAGTTTAAAAAGTTATCGCCAGCTGAAAAGATGGCAGTAAAAGATATCTACACTATGTTGGGTAAAACAAAAGGTGATATTATTAGTAAAATTGATGGTATTATAAAACAAGTGGCGAAAAAAAGAAATATTAAAGTGTCAAGAATAGAAGACTATATTGACAACGAAATTTTAAGTTAAAGGAATAAAAAATGGCAATTGCAACAAGAACACTCAAAGATACAGTAGTAGAAACTGGTAGTGGTGCGTCAGGTGGTAAAGTTACCATTCTAGTAAACATGGATGATAACACTACTGCTAACTCAAATATATTAGACGCAAGTGGATTATCTGGACATGCTAACGGTGCAAAATTAGATATCACTAGAATATGGTGGTCTTTAGTACAAGGTACTGCTGACGATAATACAGGTCATGTACAGATACAATTTAAAGGTGCTTCATCTGATACTATCGCAATTCAACTTGCAGGCACAGGTCACTATGATGGTACTGCTGGTAAAATTACGAATAATGCAACCAACACAACAGCAACTTCAGGCGATTTAGAGTTGACTGCATTAGGAACTTCTGGTAGTGTTATAATAGAATTAAGAAAAGACGAATCGTTTACAGCGTAATTTATTATGACAATAACTAATACCAAAGTAGTGGATACTACTGACAAATATATTGTTCAGTCAAAAGGTATTGGTGGTGAAGAAGATCAAATAATGGTTGACGCTGAAGAACTTGAAAGTGGTAATAACGAAAGTAAAGTAAGTTTAATAGAGTGTTATTACCAGATTAAAGGCACTGGTACCTTGACGATTAGTAGTACTAGTGAAGAAAACAATTTGACTTTAACTGGTCTAGGTAAATATGGATTAAGACCTGACCAATTAAAGTTTGGTGATGATAAACAAATATTATTATCAACTGACTCAAATGTGACGAGTTATTTGTTAATAACTGAATTTAGGAGAAACAATTAATGGCTGATGTGGTAACAAGTCAAACTTTGGTAGATACTTCAGGAACTAAAACAGTAATGAAGTTTACTAATATGTGTGATGGATCAGGTGAAACACTGGTAACAAAAATGGATGCTAGTGCTTTGACTTTTATGACTGAAGACGCTGAAAGAACGATTGCAAAAATATGGTGGTCAATTAATACCACTAATGGTAAATCAGGCGTTGAATTATTATGGGCAGGTAGCGGAACAAGTGCTGCTAATGCAACAATAGGTTTCTTCTCTGGTAGAGGATACCACGATTATTATACAGCAGGTAATAGTATTCCTAATAATGCTACACTAACAGCGAATACAAGTCCTGCAGGTGATGTGTTAATCTCAACAAAAGGTTTTGTTGCAGGTGACAACTATACTATTATAATTGAAGTAAGATAATGCCTAACAATACTAAAGCGATACTTGAAAGAATTGTAGGTACTAAAGGCAAAGGTGAATTAGCAGACAAGTTTAAATTAGCATTTGCTGAAAAGTTTAAAGTTAAACAAGAAGAAGTTAAAAAAGGAATTGTAGATAAAGTTTACAATAAAGAGAAGGTGGAGAGATAAATGAAGTTAATAACAGAAACAATTGAAAATATTGAAGTCTTAAAGGAAGAGAGAAACGGCAAAAAAGATTACAAAATTAGAGGTGTCTTTATGCAGGCTGATATTAAAAACCGTAACGGTCGTATCTATCCAGTCGGAACTCTTGCTAAAGAAGTTAAAAGATATAACGAACAATTTATAAACAAGAAACGAGCTTTCGGTGAACTAGGACATCCAGACGGACCAACAGTAAACCTAGAAAGAGTTTCACACATGATTACTAGTCTAAAACCTGAAGGTAAAAACTTTATAGGTGAGGCGAAAATTATGGATACTCCTTACGGTAAAATCGTTAAAAATTTAATTGACGAAGGTGCTCAATTAGGTGTATCATCAAGAGGTATGGGTTCTCTACAATCAGGATCGCAAGGTAATGTTGTAGGTAAGGACTTCTATCTTGCTACTGCTGCTGATATAGTTGCAGATCCATCTGCTCCAGACGCTTTCGTAGAAGGTATTATGGAAGGTAAAGAGTGGGTATGGGACAACGGAGTACTGAAAAGTATGGAAGTTGAGAAATACAAAGAAGAAATAGAAAAGACTAGGCGTGCCGAATTGGCTGAGAAAAAAGCGTCTATTTTTAAACACTTTTTGACTAAAATCTAAACAGACGCATTAGTCAATATTTGCGTAGGTTTTAAGATGGCAAAAAGTATAAATAATATTAACAATAAATTAATTAATTAATTAAATTATCAAGGAGAGACCGAATGTCTGACACAGAAAAAAAAGTAGAAAGCGTAGAAGAGCAAAAGAATCCTGCTAATAGGGATGCTGCTCCTGCTGAGGCTCCTACTCTTAAAAATGACGCAGAAGATTTGGGCGCTCCAGTTGTAAAACCAACTGACAGTAACCCAGACGCTACGAAAAAGATTAAGAAAGTATCAGATCAGGTCAACAAAGACGCTAACGATGGTTCTTTACCAAGAGATCAAAAACCTTCTACAAAAACAGAAGCTGTTGAAAAAGTAAAAGAAGGCGAAATGCCTAAAGCTGCTTTAGACGCTTTGAAAAAGTCGCAAGACAAAAAAGAAGAAAATGATGAAGATAAAAAAGAAGTTAAAAAAGAATCAGCGGAAGTAGAAATTGACCTATCCGATGATGTTAAAGCATTAGTTTCATCTGACGCTGATTTATCAGAAGAATTTAAAGATAAAGCAGCTACAATTTTTGAAACTGCTGTTAAGACAAGAATTAAGGAACAAACAAAAATCCTTGAGGCACAATACGAAGAAAAACTTTCATCTGAAAAAGAAACAATAAAAGAAGCTATGACTGAAAAAGTTGATTCATACCTAAACTATGTTGTTGAAGAATGGATGAAAGAAAATGAATTAGCGGTTGAAAGAGGAATTAGAACTGAAATCGCTGAAGACTTCATAACTGGTCTTAAAGATTTATTCAAAGAACATTACATTGATGTTCCTGAAGAAAAATATAATGTGCTAGATGACTTAACAAATCAGAACAAAACTCTTGAAGATAAACTTAACGAACAAATTGAAAAAAATGTTGAGTTAAGCAAACAAGTTTCTGACGCTGATAGAAGCTCAATCGTTGCTGAAATTTCAGACGATTTAGCAGATACAGAAAAAGAAAAGTTTACTTCAATGGCTGAAAATGTTGAGTATGATAGTGCCGAGAAATTTAGAGAGAAGTTAGAAACTATTAAAGAATCTTACTTCCCTAAAAAGAAAATAGTAGAAAGCTCATCTAAAGATGATGTTGATACTGTTGCGGCTAACGCTCCAATTGAGGGCGACAACAATGCTATGGCTGCATACACAGCCGCTATTACTAAAAACATTAAATCTGTAAAGATTTAATAAATCTTAAATAAGGAGAGATAAAAAAATGTATCTTACTGAAAACTTACAAGAAAAATGGCAGCCAGTATTGGAGCATCCAGATTTACCAAAAATCGAAGACGCTTACAAAAGAGCTGTAACAACTGTTATTCTTGAAAACCAAGAAAAAGCAGTTAGAGAAGACAGATCATTTATGACAGAAGCTGCGCCTACAAACGCAACTGGTTCTTCTGTTGATAACTGGGATCCTGTTTTAATATCATTAGTTAGAAGAGCAATGCCAAATCTTATCGCTTACGATATCTGTGGTGTTCAACCGATGACTGGTCCAACTGGACTAATCTTCGCTATGAAATCAAGATATGGTTCACAAGCGGGTGCTGAGGCATTATTTGACGAAGCTGATTCAGACTTTGCTGCTGAGGACGCTGCTTCAAATACTGGTTCGCCAGACTCACATTCAGGCACAAACCCTGCAACTCTTAACGATTCACCATCTGCTGGAACTTACACAACTGGTTCTGGAATGTCAACTGCTGAGGCAGAAACATTAGGTGATGGAACTGACGAGTTTGCTGAAATGGCTTTCTCAATAGATAAAGTCACGGTGACTGCTAAATCGAGAGCTCTTAAAGCAGAATACACTATGGAACTTGCTCAAGACTTAAAAGCAATCCACGGTTTAGATGCTGAAACAGAACTTGCTAACATCCTATCTTCTGAAATCCTTGCGGAGATCAATAGAGAAGTTGTTAGAACAATATACACTACTGCAAAAGCTGGTGCTCAAGTTAATACTACAACGGCTGGTATTTTTGATCTTGACACAGACTCTAATGGTAGATGGTCAGTTGAGAAATTCAAAGGACTATTATTCCAACTAGAGCGTGACGCTAATGCGATAGGTCAACAAACGAGAAGAGGAAAAGGTAACCTAATTATCTGTTCTGCTGATGTTGCTTCTGCACTTCAAATGTCAGGTGTATTAGATTACGCTCCTGCTCTTGCGACAAACCTAAATGTAGATGACACTGGTAATACTTTCGCTGGTGTACTTAACGGTAAATTCAAAGTATATGTTGATCCATATTCTGCGAATGTATCTGCAAGTCAATTCTATTGTGTAGGTTACAAAGGAACTTCACCTTACGACTCTGGTATTTTCTATTGCCCTTATGTACCATTACAAATGGTAAGAGCAGTTGGTCAAGATAGTTTCCAACCAAAAATCGGTTTCAAAACTAGATATGGTATGGTTGCTAATCCTTTCGCAACATCTAACGGTGCTGGTGCAATTGATTTAACATCACCTGCTTCTGGCGACCAGAATGTATATTACAGACGAGTTAAAGTTACTAACATCATGTAATATTGGTTGACTACCGATTACGAAAAAAGGGGGGTTTTTACTCCCCTTTTT